GAACACCTGCGCTGCGCTGCCGATGGCCGCGGGTGTCACTGTCACCGCGCCAACCGTCACCGTGGGCGCGTAGACCGCCGCGCCGCTGGCAATCGCCGCTGGCGTTACCGTCACTGGCCCGCGCCCGACCGTGGGTGCGAACACCTGGGCGGCGCTGGCGATGAAGGCCGGCGTGATTTCGTCGGCCAGCTTTTGCAGCAGCGCCACCGCATCTTCACCGGCCCAAGGCGGGGTGAGCGTCCGCACCGCACCGCCCGACACGTTGCTGCCGGCCTGCGTTGTCGGCGCGGTGGCCGCACTGCGCAGCCACTCCACCGCGTACGTGCCGGAAAAGCCCGTCAGGTTGACCGTGAAACTGCCGCTCGCGTCCTGGTAGGCGACAAGCTGCGTTGCGCTGGCAAGACAATAGCCGGTGCTTGCCAACGTCCCCTGCGGGGTGGCATTCGCCAGGTCAAGCCGTCCGCTGTAGGCAACGACGCCGCCCAGGTTGGCGCGGATGCGCTGGTAGGTCCCGTTGCTGCGCGTGTCGTTGCTGTAGGTCTCCCCCGCCCATTCGTCCATATACCAGGGGTTGTGCCCCTGACAGAACCCGCGCCAGACCCACTTATGCTCACTGGTCAGGCCGACCAGGTGATCCGTGTCATAGGCGCTCACCGCCGCCGCACTCGCCGCGCCAGGGGTCAGGCTGCCATTGGGTGAGAGCCAGTCCACATCCGACGCGTACAGGTCAGCATTGTCGCCGCCGGGCCAGCAGACCGTCATGCCGACCGGATGCTGTTTGGGCTTGCCGCCTTCGTAGCTGCGAATGTGCGCGACAAGCGCCCGCTGCCACGTCAGGCTGGCGGAGTCTTCCTCGTTGGCGATCTCGTAAAACACATTGTCGAGATCGTTCAGCGCGTCGATCACCCGCTCGACATAGGCTTTTTGCAGGTTGTAGACCGCCGTAAATGTCGCGGCGCGCGTCTCGTACCCGTACCCGTCGTCGTTCGTGTCGCCGTCAATGCTGTTGACGTTGTTGCCCGCGGCGAACGGATGGTAGGCCCACGGATCGTCACTACCGCCCTTGAGCGCGACATGCCAGCCCTGGAACAGTTGCACGCAAACGTAGATGCCCGCATTGCCCAGGCGGATGCACCGCTCGCGCAGCCGCTCGAAGTACGCGGGGTTGAACTGGCTGAGGTCAAACTTGGGCAGCCCATCCGCGGCGTTGCCCGGCCCCGTGCGCGGCCAGGGGTGCGGGGCGAAATACTGCGCCGAGTCCCCCCAGTTGCGCGCCGACTCCAGGAACCACGCCTTAGTGAAATTGCACCCGTAGCTGACCAGCGCCGCCAGGTACGCATCGAAGTCGAGCGCCGTGATCGGCAGCGTCGGCCAGCTATCCTGGATGGATGCCCAGGTATGGAAGCCCGCCAGCACCAGCGGCCCGCTGTCGTTGGCGAAATAGCGCCCGTTGGTCGGGTCAACCGTGAGCACGCCGCCGATGGTGCTACGGGTCAGCAGCGCTGGAGCGAACAGCGCCGCGGCTCTGGCTTTCGCCGCGGGCGTCACTGTTACGGCCCCGCGTGTCACGGTGGGCGCGTAGACTGCCGCGCCGCTGCTGATAGCCGCCGGTGTCACCGTCACCGCGCCCCGCGCCACGGTTGGGCTATACACGGTCGCCGTGCTGCCGATAGCCGCGGGCGCGACCGTCACCGCACCGGTGGCCACGGTGGGCGCGAACACTGCCGCGGCGCTAGGGATGGCGTCGGGAACAACAGCAACGCCCGTTGTCACCGTAGGCGCGTACACCTGGGCGCTACTGGCGATGAAGGCCGGCGTGACCGTGACCGCACCGACGCCGACCACAGGCGCAAACACCTGCGCGCCGCTGCCGATGGCATCCGGCGTCACGCTCTGCGCGCCCCCGCCCGCGTCAGCCAGCAGCGCGGCCAGCGGAAAACGCCTATTCCGTTGCGAGGGTACTACCCGCCGCAATATCATGCGTTAGCCCTCTTCGACAATGGCCGTCCCGCTCATGGTCAACGCGTCGGCGGGGGCGGTGAGGCTCACTACCAGCCGCTCACCGTTCACCGCGCTGGGTCGCCGGTCGGGCGGGATCGGCAGCGCCCACTCCAGGCCCGCCAGGACATTGAAGCCCGTCTCGACCAGCACAACCGTCGTGCCGCCCGTCACCTGCGTCGTGTTGTTGACCTCCGCCGCGAACGTCGCCGCGGGGTCGCCGCTCTCCAATGGCGTGGGCGTGGGCGCAGACCCGCCGCTGCCGGACGTGCTGGCGGATGACGAGCGCTTGACCGTCACGCGCAGCACCTCGCTGTCAGCCGCCGCCACATCGCTGGTCTGGATCAGGCTCAAACTGTGCAGCCGGATGCGCGCCGCCGCGTTGGCCGGCGCGTTCAGCTCGAACAGGTCTTGCGCCGCCGACACCGCCACGGCGCTGAAATTTACTGCGTAGTACCGTCCCATGCTTACCTCCAGGAATCAATCGTGAAATAGCGCCGCGGGCGAAACACCTGCACCGGCAGCAAATCGACCGCACCCCCGCCCAGGTTGCCGCCCTCGAAATCGTCCATCCAGGTGGCCGTATCCCCTGGCTCGGCATAGCAGCAGAAGCCGGCGTACCCCGCCGTCAGCGGACTGGAACTGTCGCTGATGCTGGTCAGGCCGGTAATGGCCGTCCCGTTGCGCTTGACCGTGAGCGTCGCCGGCGCAGTCCCCGTCACCTCCAGGCGGATCACATCGCCCGCGGTCAACGTTAGGCCGACCGAAGCCAGGTCGGTGACACTGCCGCTCACCAACTTGGATAGAAACACCTGCGGATCGCCGTAGTTGGTCGAGGCGAACACGCCATAGAATGTACCGCCGCTGGCCGCCGCGCGCACTGCCGGCCCCACCCAGTCCGAGGAAGTGGCGCGCAGGCTGACCTTGACCTGCGCATACTGGTCAGCGCTGAACGTGTCCGCGTTCCAGTGCGCGGCACTGTAGTCGCCGGTGTCGCTCTGCACATAGTCGCTGGCCGCGCTGACGTTGAAGCCGCCCATGTTGATCGTCCAGTTGGACGAGTAGGTTTGCAGCGCCGCATCGCTCGCCGCGGTGAAGGCGTCGGTCGCCGGAAGTGCCATTAGTCCCCCGCCCCCTGGCTGTACTTGGTAATGATGGCCTCTACTGAGACGCCAAGCTCGGTGCGGATGCGCGCCTCCATCGGCCACGGGGTCGGCGGCAGCCTGTCCCGTTGCGGCGCGCCCGCCACAACCTGCACGCCCAGGCCGTTGTAGAGTTGCCCGCCCTGCGCCGCCTCCCAGGGTTCCGCGCCGGCCCCGTTGCGGACGAGCGTCGCGCGTTCCAGCACGTTGCCCGCCACTCCACCGCTAACGTAAGGCCGCACTGCCGCAAACCCTACCCCCATGTTGTCCGCTGCCACCACATCGCGGAAGACGTTATTACGCAGCGTCCCTTGCCCCCACAGCAGGAAGCCGACGCGCTGCGTACCCCAGGCCCATTGCGTGACCACGGTGCAACTGGTTGGCCCTGGCCGCGCACTCGGCTGCGCAAGACCTGTGCCATATGTCCAGACGCTCCCGTCCGCGTCGCGCCCTGAAAGGAGGGCCATGCTGCCCAAGACCGCGTTATTGTCCGCCGTCACCCCGTCGGCGTTGGCTTGCACCATGATGCCCGCCTGCGACGCGCGCCCGTAGGTGATGGCGTGCTCTACCGTCGTGCCGGACGAGTTGTAGACGCCCAACCCGACAATGTAGGGCCACTGCACGCCGCAGAACGCACGCCCATCCCAGCCGGAAGGCATGACGAAGACGCGGCGGATCGTGTTGTTGACAGACTGGTAGCTTTCGATGCCATAGCGCCCTGTCCCCGCCGCGGCCACGTCCTCCAGCAGGTTGCCGTCGCCCCAAATGAAGATGATGGCGCTGTTGTCGTTCGTGTCGGCGTTGTATGCACTCACGCGGCGCAGGGTGTTGTTATCCCCCTCGATGCGCGCCACCGCAATCGCGCCGTTGCGGGCAACAATCCCCTCCACCACGTAGTAGTTCAAGTCCAGCCGGATGGGCACGCGCACGCCCCCACCGTCCAGCGTCACCTTGCCGTCATTCAACGCCTTTACGGTGATGGGCGCACCCGCCTGCCCGCTGCGCACGGTGGGGTTGATTGCCTCCGTGTATGTGCCGTCCATCAGCAGCAGCGTGTCCCCTGGCTGGAGGGTTTGCCATGCGCGGTTGAAGGTCTTCCAGGCCGCGCCTTGGCTGTTACCGCTTGCGCCGTCGGAACCGCTGGGGCTGATGAAAAACTCGCGGCCCGATACCGGCCCGCTGTCGGGCACGCTCGTTGCGGTCAAGGTCGGCGAGGGCCGCGGCGTAGCCGTGCCGGTAGCCGTTATTGTAGGCATCGGCGTAGGTGTCCGTGTTGGCGAAACTGTTGAGGTTGGCGTAGAAGCGGCGGTAGGCGGCAGCCTCGTCGCCGTCGCCGTAGGAGTAAATGGTGTTGCCGTCCATGTTGGTTGTCCCCCTCCCAGGGAATAAGCCACGCGCAGCACTGGCGGTGCACCGCCCTCGCGCGTGTAGAAATAGCGCCCCGAATGATACTGGCCGGCAGCGGTGTACAACAGCGCCGTATCGTCGCCGCGCCGGACGATCTCCGTCACGTCAACCGAGCGCACGCCACGACAGTCCTCACCTTCCGCGCACCAGTTAAATTCCGTGCGGCTGATGTTCTCAATGGGGGCCGGCGCATTGTCCCAGGTTACAGTCGCCTCGTCCCACGCGCCCGCCACCTGGTAAGCCTGTGTCACCTGGCGCGGGGCAAATTCCTGCACGTCGGCAGGCCCAGGGTAGGCATAGCCAAACATGTACAGGTCGAGCCATGCGCCGGTGATGGTCGCGCCCGCGGGCAGGTTGACCGCGCCCCATCGGGCGATATATTTGGCATAGCAGGGCCAGTCGGTCGTGTCCCATTGCGCTTGCACGTTGGCATAGCCGATGCTGCCCAGGTTGACGAGGTTGGAACCGTAAGCGCCTAAGCTCTCATTGCCCCAACGCTCAAAGAAGCTGCCGGTGCGCCCTGTCAGCGGGTCATTGTCCCAGCCGCAATCCGTCCCCCCGCCCAAGGACGCATCCGCCACGACCGGCACAGTCAGCAGCCCCGTCCCCGTCTGGCCCGCATAGGCCGGCGCGCCCCACCGCACAGCGCCCGCCCAGGCCGAACCGTCCAGCGCGGTCAAGGTCAGCGGCCACACGTCGCCGACTTGCGGCTTGCCGCCCAGCGCGGCCCACGGCACGGCGCGGTAGGCCCCAAAGCCGCGGCCCCCGATCCCCGTCCCGCCCCACTGCCAGCCGGAACCGTCACGCAATGTCCCGCTGAGGTCGCGCCCGTTGACGTTCAGGCCAAAGCCGCCGTCGGTCGCGGGCGTCATGCTCTGCACGTACAGCAGCGCGGCGTCGCGACTGCCCACAATGCGCAGTTGGTTGTAGCCGCCGACGGGCGAAATGTGGCCGGCCCAAATGATAGCCCAGTTGTTGGCGTCGAGCGCCGGATCGCCCTCAGCAGCATCCAGCAAAGGCGCGTTAAGCCGCGCGCCGGTCGGGGGCGGGGCGGGCGTAACCGGCGTTACGGGTGCGCTGGTCGGTGCGCTGGTCGGCGTCCCCGTTGCCGTGCTGGGGGGCGTGGGCGTGTCTGGCGGCGCTACGGTGGCCGTTGCGGTAGGTGTAGGCGTTACGGTCGCTGCGGGCGTCCTGGTGGGGGTGCGGGTCGCTGTTGGGGTGCGGGTTGCCGTTGCGCGCGGCGGGGTTGCGGTGACGACGTTGCAGCCTTGGAGCATGACGCCCCCTGGCACGACGCGCACCGTGCACCCGTCCTGCGCGTGCGCGACCTGCCAGGAAAGCAGCAGCAGCGCGACGAGGATAGGGGCGAGGATAGGGGCGAGGATGGCGCGCCTAGACATGGTTGGCCTCATGTTCCGCCAGGCGTTGCGCCAGGTAGGACACCGCCAGCATCAAATCTCCGATAGCGTTGATCACATTCAACGACTTACCCGCGGGGTGATCGGCGTCCCTGTCCATGCCGTAGCGCGGGGCGAGGTCAGTTATCAACCCGCTGAATCGCTCGCCATTGAACGAACCATCTTTGTAGGTAAATTCGCGCACAGCCAGCGCCCCCGCCCGCACATGCGTCAATGCCTCCGCGCCGATAGGCGGCGCGCCGTAAATGTGCTTGCTGTCCAAGCTGGAAGTCTGCGTACCGACCACCGTTCCCGCGGTGTCGTTGGCGTTCGTGACGGCGCTGCTACTCACACGTAGATTGCCGCTGTTGTCGGCCCATAGGTAGCGGAAGGAGCCGCCCAGCAGGTACAGGAGCACCGCACCCGCTGCCGGCGTGCTGGCGTTATTGTTGCGCCCGACCACCACGCGCGGTCCGCCGCCCGAACCGTTGTCGATGTCGGTCAACGTCAACTTGGCGGGTGCGGTGCCGGCCAGGGTGATCGTACCAGTAAACGAATTGTTAGCGGCAAGCCAGGCTGCCAGCCCCGCGTCGATTTTGCGATCCGTGCTGCCCTGGCGAATGACCAGCATGTCGCCCGCTGATGCACTGGACGCCGCGGCCAGATCAGCGATTGTCGCCATTGTCCACCCCCTCTACACGCGTCTCGTCTATAACGACAGTGCGTAGCAATTCATCCAACACTTGCATCGCCCCGTCAATGCGCAGTAGGGTTTGCTCCAGGTTGGTCTGTTCCTGCTGCATCGAAACCAACATCTGCCGCCCCCGCTCGTACTCCGCTTGCAATTCCGCCTTGCGGCGCTCTAGGTGTTCTCTCATGGTTGCCCCTGCACATAGCGCCGCATGAGCGTCTGACGCGGCGTCTCCGCGCTCGTGCTGCCGTCCGGCAATGTGGCGCTGTATTCAGCGTTCAAAAACGCCTGCACTGCTGGTAGCAGCGCCCCCCAGCGCACCCACATCGCAGGCGAGTAGCCCGCCAGGGAATTCCCCGCCTGCGCCGCGGCGATAATCTGCCCGCTGATGTCGTTGGCGAGCCAGATTTCGTTGATCTCCCCCATGAGCAAGTAGGCATTGCGCAGCGCGGCGAAAAGCTCCATCGTCTTACTGGCGATTTCATCCGCCGCGCTCTGGCTGCCGGTTGCGCCCATTTCCCGCGCCGCCTTTTCTTCCAGCGCCGCGCGTACTTCGTTGATGATGATGCGATAGTCCATTGTGTCCCCCTATGTAGTAGTAATCTGGTAGTCAATGAATTTTGTACCGTCGGGGCTGCGGATTTTCGCCCGCAACTGATAAGCGTTGCTGCCCCCATTCAGCAGGTAAATCAGCGCGTAGCCAGATTGATAGGCCGGCGCAGATGACAGAGGTGAAAGCCGGATATAGTTTCCGAAATTGACCGCTGCTGAAAAAGTTGTCTCATATGCAAAGGTGTTGCTTCCATTGATCCAGGCAAAATCAGCCGCTTCTTTCCCGTCTACCGTATCGGCATTCAGTCCCGATCCTGGCCCATCATTATTGGAGTGCCAGATCGCATATTCGCCGCCCGCCTCCGGTGCAATGACCAGGGTGTCAGCATGGATCGTCGCTTTGCGCGCGCTGGAAGTATTCAGCAGGCTCAGTCCGGTAAATTTCGCCGCACCGCTCACAATGCGCTCGGCGCGCAGGTCAATCGCGCTGCTCTTGGCGCTGCTCGCCGTTCCCAAAACGGTGATGGTTGAATCCGCGCTGCCATCTACGAAGGTGTCAGTGAGCGCGTTTTTGTTGTTCATCAACCAAATATTCGCAGATGACGATTCAACCCAGCGAGCCAGCAGACCGCCGCCGTTGGTCGCGTTGTAGCGAAATTTGTAACCGGACGCCATGCTGAAAGTGTTTTGGGTAGTTACATACGCGCCGGTGGTGTCAATCTTGAGCGTGCCGAACGTGGCGTCGATTGCGTCCAGATGGCCCGCCGCGCTCACCAGGAACGGCGCGGCGCTCTTGGTGCTCCCGCCGATTGCCAACTGTCCGTCACTGCTGTCATTCAGCCAAAGCTTATTTGTGCTACCAATCACCAGACTGCCCGCGGTGACTGTACCTAAGTTGGCGGTAATGGCGCTCAAGCTGGTAATGTTCAGCTTGTCAGCGGTGATCGTGCTGGCTGTAATCTGTAGCGCCGTGATGCTGCCGGTTGTGATCTTCCCGCCGCTGATCGTGGTCACGTTGGCGTTGACATCCGCCGCCGCGCCGCCGCTGCCGATCTTCGTTGTCGGGTTGTAACCTGCGCTGAACGTGGTTGTGCCGTCAATCTGGATCAGGTTGGCGGCAATCTTCAGCCCTTCCGCCGTGGCGTTGATGCTCGCTACCACGTTGCCGGTCAGGACGGGCACAAAGTTGATTTCGGTGGTTGTGATCGTGCCGGCGGCAATCTGCGCCGCGGTCACGCTGTTGGCAGTGATTTTGCCGCCGTCAATCGTGGTCGTGTTCTGGTTGATGTCCGCCGCGGCAAGCCCGCCTAAACTGCCCGAAGTGACAACGATCCGCCCCTTGATAAAGGCGCGGCTGGCGTACAGCCCGTAGCCATCCAGCGGGCCGCCGAAGTCTACATCGCTGATACCGGTCAGCTTGCCGACGCGGGTCTTGACCTTGCCCGCTGTGTTCCAGTCCGCATGACTGGCAATCTCGTCTACAATGTCGATAAATGGCGCGTTGGAATCGTCCGCGGTCAAGTAGATCGCCCCGCGGCGGGTCGTGTCGCTGCTGCTGCCGAGCCGCACGTAATCGTATTCCGGCGCGGGCGCACCCCCGCTTACCATCGTCGCCTGGTAATGAAACAGGTCGGTGACGCCCGTCACTTCCAAATTGGATTGCAGCACGATGTCATAGGTGGAGCCGTCCCACTCGACGCGCTGGGCGCGGATAATGTCGCCAGGCAGAAAACCGTGATACAACTCGCGCCCCGTATCGCCCGCTTCCGCGGTCGCCACCTGGTAAATGGTCGCTGAAAAGTTGGCGTTCGCGCCGCCAAGCGTCAACTGCGAACCATTGACCAGCCAGAGCGGGTTAGCCTCACTGGTGACACTGACCACGCGTGACGCGCTCGACACAAACAGGCTGCCGTTTGTTGCGCGAATCTGTTGAATCAACAGTTCATACACGCGCATCCGCCCGCGAATGGTCAGGTTGTCAAACTCTGCGCTGGCCTTGCCTGTTTCGGTCAGCCCGTAATCGATGCGCCAACCAGACCCCGCGAAGCCGCTGGCAAACGTGACTTGTGATTGCACCGCCAGGCGCATGGCTAGATTGCGCAGGGTCAATAGCCCCGCGCCGGTAGTCGCCAGAATTGCCGCGGTCGCGTTCGGGTCGCTGTCGGTCGTAATGCCGTGCGTATGGTTGCCCGTCGCGCTGTTGGTGCTCGCTACAGCCAGCGTCCCTGGCGTGGTTAACGCCACCGTGTTGGCGGCCACAGTCAACCCCGCGCCCTCGCCCACGTTAAGCACGCCCGCGGCATAAGCCAGCCCCGCGCCAGCCACACTGGACGCGAGACCAATGGCGTCCGTTTCAATTTCCAAGCCCTCGCCAGGGTTGATACTCAGCACGCCTGCCGCATACCCCAACCCCGCGCCCGCTACACTGGACGCCAGGCCAACCGTATCTGCCGCAACACTGATACCCTCCCCCGCCCCCACCGCCAACGTGCGATCCGCGCTCAAGTCGCCGCCGCCAGTCAAGCCCGCGCCCGCTGTAATCTGCCGCGCTGCCGTGACATAGCGCACATCGCCGCGCCCCGCCGTCAGGTATTGCGGGTGGTCGTCATCTCCCAGCCCGCTCAAAGCGCCGTGGTCGGTGACACCGCCCTCGCCGCCGCCGCCGCCGCTTGACGCCCCGCCGCCGACAAACTGGACGGCCAGGTTAGAGCCGGCAGGCGCGTAGACGGCCATGCCAGGCGAGCCGACATTGTTCAACGTCACCGGCGCGCCAGGCGCGTAGTCATCCAGCCCCTCGGCTGCTACCAGCCGCCCGCCGACGCTCGCCAGATTGCGCCCCGCGGCGATGCCCGCCACCGTCTGCGCGTGCGGCTCAAAACGCCCGTCCAGATTAGCCGATAAGCGCCGCGCGATGATGCGGCTGCGCGCCTTGCTTGCCAATGACGCCATTAGCCCGCCGCCTCCCTGTCCAGTTGCAGCACGGTCAGCACGCTTGTCCACACGCCGCGCCGGATTTGGTGATCCGCTGCCGCCACCACCCCCACGCGGCTGATTTGCTGCATCCCCGTCGCTAGCGTCCATTGCACCGTCACCACCGCGCCGGGCCGCATGGCCGGCTGTTCGTCCGCGCACTGCACCACCAGTTGCAGCGGGTAGCGGCGGCGAATGTAGGTGCGCTTGGCGGCGTCGGTGGCCGCCGCACCGGTGGCAAAGCGCGTTTCCGCCATCTCCAACACCTGCTCGGCAGCAAAAGCCGGTTCGGTCGGGTATTTGGCCTCGCCCGTCGTGCCGTCCGGCAGGCGGTAGGGTATTTTCACCTGCCCAACCGCGCCACTGTAGGCTTGCACCATTTCGACGCCCGCGCCGTTGACATCCGTCCAGGTGGAGCCAGAGGACAACGCCGCGCCGGTCAGCCCATTGGGGCCGATTGCCACGCTGCCCAGGCGCGTACAGTCGAGCAATAAGCCCGTGTGCGCGGCTAAGTCCGCGGCCACGCTCCACGCGCTTTCACCCTCTGCGGTCTGCAAGTCGTCAACCACGCCCGCGCCCAACGTCACCGGCCCCGCCCCGCTGGGCATACCGGCGTTAACCAGCACCTTGGCGGCGACATAGGCCGCGTCTTGCGCCGCCAGCACATAGGAGGAATCGAAGGCGGTGGTGGACGCCAGAATCGCAATGTCGTTGATGCGCGGGCGGTAGAGCGTGCCGGCCATGTGGTCTATCTCGACAATGACGTTCGTCACGCGCCGCGCGGGACTGAGTGTCACCGTGTAGTCCGCCGCGCTGTTGCTGGTCGGGGACGCTACAATGGTGTAGTCCTCGTCATGGTTGTCATCGGGCGGGGTGCGGGCGCTGTCGCCGTTGCCGATCCGGATTTTGAAGCTTTCGATATAGGGCGTGCGTGCGCGGCGGACGGTGATGCTGCTGACCAGTTGCCCGACCGACGCCACGCCGTCGGTGTCGAGCACGCGCACGGTGTCACCCTGTACGTGCGTCGCGGCGGTCGTGCCACCCGCCCCGCGTGCACTGACAATCACCCCGTCCGCGGCGCGGCTGCTGTAGCTGATTTGCTCCAGACCCAGTTGCAGCGTGCCGGTTGCCGCCAGCCCTTCCGTGCTCGCCTGCGCACCCTTGACGGTGTAGAGTTTTGCCCCCACTGCCGGCGCGCCCGCCGTGATGTCGTCGCGCAATGTCAGGCCCAGCGGCGGCAAGGTCACTTTCACCCAAGGGTCTTCCCCGCCGTTGCGGTAAGCCGCCATGTCTACGTAATCGACCTTGAAATAGGCCGCGCTGTTGGCCGCCCCCGCTACATAGTCATAGCGGATCACCTGCCCGATTCCTGGTGCGGCAATGGTTGGGCCGCTCCAACTGCGCCCAGTCAAGCCGCCTGGCGCTGCCGGTGTGCCGCCCGTCCCCCACGCCACGGTCGGATACCAGCCGCCGATATAGACCGCCACCGCGTCGCCGGCCAGGTCAAGGCTGTCAAACCAGCCCGCGCCGATCTCGAAAATTGCCAGCGGCGCGGCTAACGGGTTGGCTTGCTCAAAGAGCGCCTGATTCTCGCAGAACACGATCAGGTCGCCGGGGCTGGTGTCTAAGCCGTCAAAATTGATATTGACCGCGGCGGCGCTGGTCTTGTTGGCAAGCAAGCCATTATTGAGCGTGTTCGGGTAGGCAGCTTCCGGCGCGAGAAATTCCAGCCAGCGATAGCCCTTCGGTTCCCCCGGCCAGCGATGGATGCGCAGCCCCGACACAAAGCGCCCTTCTTTGATGTCGAATGAGTTGGACGGGTAGGTCAGGCCCGGCGCGGTGCCGCGGAACCGCTCAGCAATCCAGAGTGTGTCAGGGTCGCCGTCAATCGCCGCCGCGCCGGTCAGGTCGGGGTCAGCCGCCGCATACTCGCCGCTGGCGTATTCCTTGTAAGCCCTGGCAAGCGGAATGTCGCTTTGTGCATTGCCCGCCTTGGCGAGGTCGATGTCTCCGACGCGAATTGACTTGCTGCTGTAACCCTCCAACACCTGCGCCAACGACACGATCTGCGCCTGCCATGCTTGCGTGCGGCGCGCATCGTCGCGCACGCGTGGTTGGCGGACGAAGCCAAGTAGGAAGTTTGTCCAACTGCCCGCGCCGGCCTTGGTTTGCACCATGATCAGGTGCGCCTGCCGTAACGACGCTTGCGGCGCGTACACGCCCGCCAGTTCCGCCTGCCAGGTAATGGCGCTCAGGTTGTCATCCAGCGTTTCGGCCAGGGTGAACGCGCCGTTATCGCCGTCCAGTAACCACCATTGCCGCACCAGCGCGCCCGAAGTGTGCACGCCGTTGTGCTCGCGGGCGCCCGCCGCCTCGCGCCGCAAGCCGGTCAAGGTGTTGCCGGAAACGCCGCTGTAGCCCACGTATTCCCACGCCTGCCCGCTGCCATTGGGCGCTATCCAGTAGCCGCCCTTGGTCGCCTGCGGGGTGGCCGCCAGGGTGATGGAGGTCGCGCCGTCCGCCAGTGTGCCGGTAATGGTCGTTTCGGTCGCGGTGATGTCGCGGCTAAAACTGAAAATATCCGGCCAGTGGTAGGCGTAAGGGCTGGCGCTAGGTTCGTAGGCCGGCCCGATAAAGGCGCGAAACTGGTAGGGCGTCGCCATGCTCAGTATATCCAGTCGATAATAACTTCAACTTCCCACAGCAGCCCGTCCTGAAAGCGAGCATAGGTGGGCTTGTAGACGATACAATGTGCATAGGTGGTCAAGACGCCCACCTCATTGAAAAACTTGGCTTGCGTGTACTCCTGCGACGCCGCGGCCAGCAAGATGCCATTGATCCACCAGTTCATTTGCGTGGGGGTCAGGTAATCCCAGCGCCATGTCAAGGTGGCATAGGGCGCGAGAATGGCCGCGCCGCGCCCGTTCGTGCCGATAACGGGCCGCGCGAAGTGGTACGTGCCGCTCTCGTCCATCGGCTGGTCGATGGCTATGCTGTTGATCTGCATCCCCGTCGCCATTACAAGTTACCCTCCAACGCGGTCAGCACGCCCGGCAGCACTTCGTCAACCAGCCCCGCGACCACGGCTTCGCTCCAATCCGCTTCCCCCGCCGCGCTTTCGTAGCCGGTGAAGATGGCCCCAAAGATGGACGTGCCGAGGGCTTGCAGCGTCTTGGCGGTCTCGCCGCCGATTTGTTCCGGGGTCAGGCCCGCCAGCAGTTCGTCAAGGAATGCCTTGCCGCCGCCGCCCGTGTTCTCCGGCTTGGCAAGCGCGGCGGCCACGGCCTGTTGCGGCGTCTGTTCGGGCGCGGCGGTCGCGGCTTGCAGTTCTTCCGGCGTCCGCGGCTGCCCGCCCCCGATGGTGAGCGCCATCGCCTGCCCGTTTGCGCCGGTCAGGATGCGCCGCTGCTGCGTGATGTTGCCGAGCGGGTCGGTCGTGTCAAGCCCCGTCATCTGCGCATAGGCGGCTTGCTGATCCGGCGTAAGCGGCGAATCCGGCCCCAGGCCCAGCATGGCGTAAATGTTGGCTTTGCCTGCCGCGCTTGCTGCGTCGCGGTCTTGCTGCGCCTGAATCGCATCGCGGTTGATAAAGCGCAGGGCGTCGGGGTTGGCGAACAGGCTGGAATCGTTCCACATGCCTTCGATCTGGCGTAACTGCGCTTCCTTGCTAAGCCCCTGGTCAACGCCCGCCACGCCCGCAATGTCCGCCAGGTCAACGCCCGCGTAGTCCTTGCCGTTAAGCACCTCGTCACGCAACTGGCGCAGATACTCGTCCGCTTTTGGCTGGTACACGCCCGCCGCCGCGTCCGCCATGTCCTGCGCGGTGACATCGCTCGTCCCGAACAGGCCGGGGACTTTGCCCAAGGCGTCCTCGAACGCGCCGGCTGCATCCTCCGCCGCCTGCGCAAATGCCTTGGCGGTCTTGTCCGCCGCGCCGCTCCAGGCGCGTGACGCCTTGGCAGCCTCTTGCTCCTGGAATTTGCCGACCGCCGCGCCAAAGTTGTCCATCGCGTCACCCGCGCGGCTGCTGCCGCCCGGCCCGCTGACGTTGGGCTGGCCGGTCAACGGGTTGATGGACTGCCGCCCGCCGCGTGACGTGTTCTTTACCGTATCCAACAGCTCGCGCCCGCGCCCCGCGGCTTGGACTTCCTGCCCGCGCACCCATGCACCCAGGGTCGTAACGCTGCCGCCTGGCTTGGCGCTGGTGGCCGCGTTCACCGCGTCGATTGCGCCCGCGGCAAAACCCGCGGCGGTCGCCACGATGCCCAGGTGCTCAGCCAGCCGCTCCAGACCCGTAATGTACTGCGGCATGGTGATCTGGCCGCTAATGAGCATTTCTTCATAGCTCGCCATTGCGCGGGCGATTGCCAGTAGTTCGGTGTTCTGTTCGACGCCGGCCTGCGTCACCTTGCCCATTGTGCGGCTGTAGGCGTCGTTGCCTTCCGCCACCAGTTGCAGCCGCCGCGCCAGTTCGTTTAACTGGTTGTACTGGTCGGTCGTCAACCCGCTTTGCGCGTAGAGGGCTTGTCCCAGCCCGTTTAGCTGCGCCTGAAAGCCTGCCGCGCTCGCGCCGTTCTTACTCATGGCCGCGTCGAATTTTTCCGCCACGGCGAGATATTCTTCGATGGCCTGCCGCTGCGCGTTTTGCCCGCCAAGCGCGTTTTGTGCGGGCAGACCGGCGTAGGTTCCGCCCAGTTGCGCCCGCGTTTCGCTCAGTGTGGAACCACCCGACGAAACGTTGGCGGAACGCTGCGCGCCTTCCACGATGTCAGCCACGAACACCGCCGCGCCCGCCGTGGGGCCGGCTAGCGCCCGCTTGATGCGATCCATCGCATCGCTAAATTCCGCTTCGGACTGTTGTATCTTTTCTATCGATGTCCCCATCGTGTCGGGGATACGCTCAATTTCCTCTGCCAGAATTTTGAACAGCCCGCGCGCCCTGTCCTCAGATGTCAGGTTTTCATTAGGCACGCCCGCGGCCTGCGCAATGGCCGCATTGTTGATGTTGAATTGATCTACTAACTCTTTGTTGCCCTCGCGGATATATGAAAGCAGTTTGGCCGCCACCTCGTTGGATGACTGCGGCCGCCCCTCGCTGTCGGGGTAGATCATGGCGAATTTGCGCGACGCCGCGGTGAGTATGCCCGCGTCTGCTACGATGTCCGTGCGCGTGCCGGCCCATTTCTGCGAGAGAATTTGCAGCCCCTGGCTTTGCGCCTGCGCCTCAGTCAGCACGCCGCGCGACGCCGCCTGCATCGTTTCCAGCAGTTTGGCCGCGCTCACGCCCATGCGCGCCGTCACGATTTCGTAGAGTTGGGCGGTGCGCTCCATTTCCGCACCCTCGCGGCCCGCGCTGTAAAACGCCTGCCCTGCCTGTATCGCGCCGTAGCCCGCCAGCCCGCCCATGCCTAGAGCAAGAAAGCTGTCAATGCCGCGCAGCGCACCGCCGACGTTGCGCAATGGTGACGCCTGCGAACGTGCGGCAGTTTGCGCCGCGGCCCGCTCCTCGCGCTCGCGCTTGCGGATTTCGGCGGTGTAGGAGGCGGTCAGCCGCTTTTGCTCACCCTCCACCAGCGCCCGCGCCATGCGCGCCGCCTCGCCGGTCATCTGCGCTTCCTGCCGCGCCGCCGCCGCCCGTTCCGCACTCTCAGCGCGGACGATGGCCGTCTGCCGCGTCTGTTCCCCGCGCACTGCCGCCGTTTGCTGGCGCACAAACTCCGTGGCCGCCTGCGCCGCCGCCCTGTTCGCCTGTGTCTGCGCCTGGGTGCTTTGCGGTGCGGCCTGTGCTTGCGCCAACTCCTGCTCAAAGACTGCGCGCAGCTTGCGCGCCGCGGCCTGGGCGGTCGCCGCGTCAATCACAACCTCGTAAACGAATTTGCCGTCAGCCACGCGTTACCTCATTTTGGCTGCTACGTTTTGCGCCCGTCTGCGCGATAATGAGGGCATGAGCAAAAACAAATTGAGTGCCTATGAATGGTTGGGCGCGGCGGCCATTGTCGCCGTGTGCGTCCTGGTCTTTGCCGCCCTCTGGTTGTCCGATCCGGCGCAGCGCACGGTCAGCCGCACCGCCCCCGCCGCACCGCTGGCGATCCGCGTCGATACGATGCTGACCACCCTGCCAGGACTGGAAACGCGTCCCCAACTTGCCGGGGCCGCCATTGTCTGCCGCCCCAAAGCGGGGGAGCGGGCGGCCATTCGCCGCGGGGAGCGCCTGCCGAACGGCGCGCTCTACTTCGATGTCAAGGTGTCCCCCACCTGCTACGGTTGGGTGCACGTCGGTCAACTGGTAGGCGTTGCGCCGGAAACCATCGAACGCTACTAGGCGCGTCATAAGCGCCCCAACCATTCGCGAAATAGTTCATCCAGCGCCGTTTCGACGCGCCCTGTCACCGCCGCGCCAAAAGCCGTAGCGGGGCGGGCCGGCATACGCGCCGTGCCTTGTTCGTGGTATTGCGCCAGTTCGTGCCGGCTGCCCTCCGCGATGCGCCACACGCCCCCGCCCGCGCTCCATTCGCTCACATGGTCGGTGTGGCCGGCGTCGGTGAAACTGCCGCGATAGTCGCCGGTGCGTTCCAGGATGGGGTGCGCGGGCGGAAAGCCCAGCCGCTCGCGCTCGCGCCGTGTCGCCTCGGCCAGTTGCGCCCAGGGAGCCGCGCCCGCCGCGCCTTCGCTGGTGAACACGTCCGCAAAGCCGGCGCGGATGGCCGTCTGCACCGCCTCGACACGCGCGGAGGCGGGCGCGGCAATAGCTTCTAGCCGCCGCAAAAAGTCTTTCAGTTCGCGCTCGCTGGCGTCGGTCGGTTCGAGGCTGATCACTTCTTTGCCCCCTTGCGCGGCCCCTTGCGCCGTCTTGCCGCGGCCTGCGCTTCCCCCATCTCACCCATGAGCAGCAGCATGTCATGGCGCAGTGCTGCCGGCCACGCGGCGATCTCGCTAATCGTCGGCGGGGATTGCGCCCCACCCATGCCCCACCAGGTCGTGAATACGGTCAAGTGCGCCTCGTCTAGCAGTCCGTCCGCGGCTTGCGCTGCGTCCTCGCGGCTGATGCGCCGCGGCCTGTCCGGTTCCGCCGCGGCCTCCGCGATGGCCGCGCACACGCGGCGAATCAGCCGACGCTGATCCCGCCGTTTTTTTTGGCGTCGGCGTCTCCCTCCCCGTAGCGAAACAGGCCAGGGTTCAGGTCGAAAATCAGCGCGTCCAGTGCTTCCACTAGGTCGCCAGGAACCTCGTCCGCAAAGGCGTCGATACTGCCTAGCTGCGGCCAGTCGGTCGCCTGCCAGTCAGATGCGGCGTCCGTCACGCGGTTGGCGGTGTAAGTCTCGACTGCCGTCACCGCCGCGTTTGCCCGCGCCCAACGCAAGCCGGCCTCAATCAGCACTGCGCCGGCTTCGGTCGCAATCAGGTCATCAACCGTCCCGCCCCCGCGCTCCTTTGCCCACGGCGCAACCTGGCGGCGGTTGGCTTCATAGCGCCCATACTGGAGGGTGTTGAGACAGGCGACGGTGATGCGCGTTCGCGTCACCGTCAGCGTAGCGGCCAGCTTGTCCGCCGTGTCGGTATCGCCCGCGGCCCGCGCTGCCGCGTGCTGTTCCAGCGCCGTGCGCTCGCTGCGCGTAGGCGGCGGGGTGATGTCGAGATACCTGGTGGCGCGGGTCAACATGGTTAGTAGCTCGCTTTCTTGCTGACCAGGGCAATCGTGATCGGGTCGGTCACGTTGTCGATCATGCGGCCCGCCGCGTTCCAGGTGATGAGGCTGTCGCCGTCCGCCGCGAAGTCATCCAGCGTAAATTCAATGCGCGGGATGGTGACGGTGACGCTGTAGGGTACTGCCGTGCCGGTGATGTTGGCCGCACTCTCAAAGCTGTAGGTCAGGCTGAATACCGCCGTGTCGGTGCTGGGCGATGTGCCGGCAGTGGAGCCGTTTAGAATCCGGTTGTAGATGTCCCAATCGATTTCCATCCCGCCCAGGCGCGCCAGCACGTCAACGCCCGTCTGGTTGATGTTGGCGCGGGCGAAACGATGGATAGAACGATCGTTCTCGTCAACGGGGTTGTTGATGGTCAACTGCACTTGCGCCAGGCTGTCGGTCGGCGTTTCCAGCACTGTGACCGGCGTGCCGGCGGGGTCATAGACCAGCGTCAACGTGCCTTCGGTCGGCAGCATTTCGCCCGCTGTGTCCTCCGCGGTCGTTGTCTCTGTGCCGGCAGCTTCCCCCACGGTCAGGCCCACGATGTCGCCTTCAACCGTCACCCCGTCCGGCGTGCCGTCGATAACCAGTCGCGTCCCGCGCACGTCTGTGCCGCGCAGCTCATTGTTGCCGTCTGCGTTCCAGAGGGCGGTCAGCCAGGGGTTGGCGTCGCGCGCGGCCAGCTTGAACGTGTGCGTCTTGTTGGCGCTTGCGCCGGTGGTCGTAACGCTAAACCCGTTGCCGAGCAGCAGCAGGCCGAACAGGTCGGGATAGAGATAGCCGCGGTAGGAGCCGCGCCCTAAGTAGGAGCCGCGCCGCGTGGCCGTCTTGTGCGCGGTGGCACGCGAGTAGCCGACGCCGTGTTCGGCGGTCTTGGTGATGATGTCGAGGGCGGGCAGGAATGAAGAACGCGTCATCATGCCCGTAATAAAGCCGGTAGTGGCCGCCGTCCCCTTGCTCGCTTGCTTGGCAAGTTTGAAGGTCGCCGCGGTCGATGGTGATCCTGCCATTGTAGTATGTCCTTCCGGCTTAGACGCCGGTCTTGGTTTCTACCGTCCAGGCGACGATGGCAACTCCCAAATGCCGCCCGCCGTTGCTGCCCTGCCTGCCGCGCACTTCGATGCCGGATGCGCCGCCGCGCTCAAAGCGGATGCGCGTCGCCTGCGCGCTGCTGGTCGGGGCCGCTGCCATTGCCGCCGCCAGGATGGGGCCGCCCTTGGCAAGCACCGCCAACATGCGCTCGAAAAGCTCCTGCGCATCCGCCCGTGCCGTCGCATAGCTGTCGCCGGTCGCAATCGCTACGGCCAGGTAGGGATAGGTCACATCCAGCCGCCGCACCCCGCCGCCGCCGTGCTCGCTTTCCCCGACCCGCGCGCTTGTGCTGTAGAGGATCAGGCGCGGCCAGGGTTCGCGGTCGGGATTCCACGTCTCATTGACTTGCACGTCGCGCAGGGTCAGCGACGTGTACGCGCCGCCTATGCCCATTTCGCCGGCAAACGCCGCCGCGAACGCGCTGTCGAGCCGCTCCCACAGGCTTAGAGCCATTCGCCCGCGCCCTCCAGATAATCCAGGTTCAGGCGCACCAGGCGCGGCCCGCTGGGGGCGTCCGGCGTTGCCACTACCGCGTGGCCCGCCGCCGCCGCGCGTGTCGCCGCGTCGGTCAACAGGTCTTGCAGTTGGTTGTAAATCTGGCTGCGGTTGCGCTTGACCGCGGTCGCGTCAAAATCGACGCGGGATGCAATGGCGTAGCGCAGCCGGCGCAGGACGTGATACTCGATAAGCGCCTCGCCTGCCGCCGCGTTTGTTACATCGTCGCCCAGGTCGCGCACCGCGGCGTCCAGTTGGCGGGCAATGCCAAGAGCGTCATCACTCAGGGACACGCCCGCCTCTGTCGCCAGTTCGTCCAAGATTCCTTGCGCGTGGGCCAGCAGGGTGGCGCGGTTCATGCGCTGCTCCTAGTTGTTCGCCCGCGCCACTTCGACGCACGTCACGCCGCTGCCGACCACGGTCAGGCTGTCCCATTGCCCCAGCGCGGCGTTGCCGGCGAGCCGGATGCTGCCCGTGTCGGTGATCGTGATCGTCACGTTGGACAGGTTGACCAGCGTAAGCACCTGCCCGTCACCGCACGCGGCCAGCCCAGCGCCCACGTTGCCCGCGGCGGTCAATTCCTGAATCGCCGTGGTCGGGGTGATGGTGCTGCCGTCCGTTACGCTGATGGCCGTGCCAGGAATCAGCATCAAGCCGCCCTGCGTCGTGATCGTGCCGTCCGCCGAGAACGTGCCGTCGGTCGTGACGTTGCCGACCAGGTTAGTCCCGCCCGCTACGGTCAGGTTGCCCCCAACCGCGGCATTGGTGTCCACCGTCAGCCGTTTGGCGTAAATCCATTCAAACGGCTGCCTGACCTGTGCGGACAACGGGGTGAACAGAAGCGTAAACAGAAAGGCGGCCAACAGCAGCGCGCCTAGGATCGGGAAACGTCTCATTTGCTCACCTTGCCTTCCGCTTTGCCTTCCGCCTTCGCGGGCTTGGGGGCCTGCGCCGCCTCTACGCCTTCCAGGTGCGCGGCCAACGCTTCCATGCGAAACAGCCGTTGTAGGCTGGGGTCGCGGTGCGTAGCGTCAAGACCTTCCGTCTTGACGCCCGCCGCCTGCGCCTGCCGCGTCACCGCGCCGAGGATGCGATCCCATGCCTGCGCCTCTCTTACTGCCTGCGCGTGCGGTTTCATCCGCAAACCTCCATTTGATAGTACGATGGTACTGCGCTGTATTTGCCGTTCCCGTTCCATCGTGCTATAATTTGAAGTACATTCAGAAAGGAGACCTGATGCACTTCACACCTATGCCCGACTTCACAGATACCGACATTGAGCGCTTTTGGTCGCATGTTGCCCGAAGCAAGCCGCATGAATGTTGGCCTTGGAAGGCTAGTCAATTCACTGGCGGCTATGGACAATTCAGGGTCAACAAATGCAACCTGAAAGCCCATCGCGTTGCTTACTTCCTTCACTATGGAATTGACCCAGGCGAACACCTTGTTTGCCATCGCTGCGACAATCCTGTTTGCTGCAACCCTTTTCACCTTTTTACCGGCAGCGTGAAGGACAACGCGCTGGATTGTAAGGACAAAGGCAGATTGAACACGGCTAGCGGTGATAAGCATGGCTTGCACCGCCATCCGGAACGTGCAGCAAAAGGCGAAAGCGTACACGGTTCCAAGTTGACGTTTGAGCAAGTCCGTCAAATCCGCGAACTGTATGCGGCTGGCGGCATAACCCAAGTTCAGCTTGGCGAACGGTTCGGCGTTACACGTCGCGCTATTGGCAAAATCATCTCCGGCGAGAACTGGAAACACGCTATTGCCGAAAATGAACCCAAGTCCCTTTCTGACCCCGAACGCAAGGTAAAGCGTGGTGCATACAGCCATCGCGCCAAGCTTACCGAACCTGATGTTATTCAGATTCGGTCGCTCTATTCGCTTGGAACTCCAGCTAGTGAACTGGCTTCCCGCTTTGGCGTGACTGTTGCAACCGTTTACCATATCGCCCGTCGTCTTAGCTGGTCACATATTCCCTAGTTACGCAAGCGGTGCAGTGTAGTTAGTCGGGATCGCGTATGGCGCTCCACCGACACGGTACACAAGCGCGCCCACGCGGTTCTGGATGCCAAAGCCGGCGATGCGCAGGTATTGACTCTCGTAGAACGGGTAGTTATCGCGCCCCGCCACGCGGTTGAAGCCGCGCAGGGATGCTTCCGGCTCCTCGCGCATCGCCACAGGGCGCGGCCCGCCCGTCATGGTGGCGATCAGGTAGTTGGCGGGCAAGCCCTTCCATTCGGCCAGCCAGACGCCGGATTCATGGTAGCCAAACAACTGGCCGGGCATGGTCACGTTGAGCGTGCGCGAAAGAACGGTTGCACCGCTGCCGATTTGCAGATTGGAATCCGCGGTCGGGTAGAAGCCCGAAAGCCCTTCGACTGCGGCCTTGTTCGAGGTCGGCACAAAGGCCACCACATCGCCGCTGTTTTCGGGGTGCTCGGTCAGTTCGGTGTAGATGGTCGGGAACGGGTCGGAGGCGTCCGCAATCGCGCCGGCCTGCGCCAGGTAGTGCGAATCGGTCGTGCCGGCGTCCGTGCCGGCCTGAATCAGGTAGGTGTCCGTGTCCGCGTTCGCCAGGGGCTTGACGGTCAAGTCGCCGTGCGCGGGGTCGGCAAACGTGTAGTTGACGTTGGTCAGCATGGCGGCCATGATGCGGTCGCGCATCCAACGCTTGTCGGCGGTGACGATGGTCGCCATTGTCGCGTTGGCGTCCTCAACCAGCATCTTCTGGCTGGCGAGGTAGGTGTTGCCCCACGCAATGCCGCCCATCTGGAGGGGAAAGGCGATGTCATAGTAGCCCGACACCTTGATCGGGCGGGCGCGCCCGCTTTCGTCCATCGGCTGCAAACTGGCGGCCCCCGGCGTCTTGTAGCGCACCTTGTATTGCGTGGTGGTGTCCACAAAGAGCGACATGAGGTCATTCAGTTGCTTGTTATGCTCGGCCAGGGTCGCGTCAATGGCGTCGTTGATGACTTGCACGCCCACATCCTCGACACGCTGCGAGAACACGTCCTTGAGATTCGTAAAACCGTACAAAACTTGGTTTCCCATGATCAGCCTCCAACCTCAACACTCAGCATCTTGTCGAAGGCCGTACCCAGCGTAGTGGACGTGCCAGGAATCACGCGCCCGATCACGACGCTAGTCGTGCCGGCCACGGTGCTCAGGCGTCCGTCGGTGTCGCTTAAGTACACCGGCGCATCGTAGTCGAGCGCGGACAAGTCCCAACCGTCCATGACGCCCTTGCGGATTGCCGTCAGTGCGCCGCCGCTGGGGGCCGTACGCACCGCCACGCCCCAGGCGCGCGCTTCCGCCGCGCCCGTGCCGTTGGCCTTGGTAAATTTGCCGGTCGTGGTGCTCAGGCGCACGGCCATACCCGCCGTAATCGCCTCGTCTGTCGGCAGCGTCATCTGGATGACGCTTTCAACAATCTCCACCCGATCAGCCGTTGTCAGGGCAATTTCATTTGCCATTGTCTGGTTCTCCTGTTACAGATCGCGGTAAAAGTGCACCGCGCTCAGTTTGCGATTTGCTTCCCGATCCGCACCCATGCCGGCCTTGCCGGCGGGCGGCGGCGGGTTGCCATGCGCAGCCGCGGCCTCCGTCTTGCCGGCCAGCGCCGTCACTAGCGCGCGGGCCTTGGTCACGGCTTCCCCCAGCACGGTCACGTCCGCGTCCTCGCCAGGGAGCAACGCCTTGACCTCTGCCGGCCACTTGGCGACCTCCGCCATGAGCGCAGCGCGCTGCTGGCTGGCTAGTGCCTCGTAGCGTTCGCGGTAGGGCTTGAGTTCGTCGCGCTCTTGCTCGCGCTTGGCGGCCAACTCCTGCCACTTCTGCTGTTCGGTCAGGCGCGCTTCCTCTGCCTTGGCGCGTTCGGCGTCGGCGTCCTGCCGGCGCTTCTCATTTTCCTTGCGCAGTGAGCGCACCAGCTTTTGCGCCCATTCCGGCAGGCTTTCCACGGTTTCGGGGATGCCTTCGGGCGGCGCGCCTTCGGGCGTGGTTACAGGTGCGGCGGGCGTCATGCCCTCCGCGGGGTTGGTGTTGGTAGACGCCTGGTCTACGTTGCTTGCCATCGGTGTTGCCCTCCTGGGGCAAAGCACAAAAAAAACGCCGGTGCTCCCGACGCTCATTGCGTTTGCGGGAATACCGGCGCTCGTTGCGCTGTGATTTAGTTAACCTGATTTTACTCTACATTTCGCCTTGCGTCAATAGGTTCACTCTGGACGCATGGCCTGGGCAGCGCAACCGTCACCGTCTCGCCGCGGTGATACAGGCGCAACAGCCCGCGCTCCGGATCGTATGTGCCTAGCAGCCGGTTGCGGTCGCGCCGTGCGCGAATCTCGACAACCGTCACCGCCTGCGCCGCAAAGTCCGTCATGGCGTCACCCCCACCCCTACCAGCTGCGCGTAGCGCGCCGGATCGTAGACGGCCACGCGCGCACACCGGCACGCGCCGCCGCCAAAGCACACGTCGCCAGGCATGGGGCCTTGTCCTGGCAGGTAATACCCCTCCGCGCCGCGGCAGGCTGAACAGGTGCGGTCATCATCGCGCGCTTCGTAGTGCACCACCCAGCCCGGCCCCATTTCCGCGCCGCCCTCCAAGCCTACGAAGAACGCGCCCCGCCCCGCCCCGCTGTAGGACGCCAGCCGGCGCGCGAGGTAGGCCAGCGCCCAAGGCACGAGGATCGGCTTATCGTCGTCATCCTGCGCAACCGGCGCGGCCAGCCGGCGCACGCTCACCCCGTCGGCAAAGCGTTGTAGGTATGCGGCCTGTTCGCGCTCAATTTCGGCCACACGCGCCCGCAATGCCGCCGTGTCCGGCCCGCCGCCCAAGCGCACGGCAAAGGCCAGCAGCGCGGCATTAGCGCGGCGCGCGGCGGTCTGCCATTCGCTAACGGTGATGCGCCCCGCTTCCAAATCGGCGCACAGCCACGCCATTTTCGCCGCGTGCTCGTCCTGCGCCCTGTCCAGCAGGCGGCGGCGCACGGCGGCGGACGCGCCCGCGGTGCGCGCCGGCAGGAGGAGCGGCGGCCACAACGGATCGGCGTCATCTTCCAGCGGGCCGACGCCTTGCGCCAGGGCCAGGGGGAGCACGGCGCGCAATTCGGCCAGGGGCCTGTCCATCCAGTAGGCGAGGATGGACGCGGCTTGCGCTTCGCTGATGTCTCCGTCCGCCACCAGGCGCGCCAGGAGTTGGATGAGTTCTTCCAGTGCGTCGGTCAAGGCGCGTCCCCCGTCACGACAAAGCGCACCAGCCCCGCGGCCAGGGCAAGCTGGGTGCGGCGCGTGTAGGCGGCTTGCAGCGCGGCGTTTTCGGCCTCTAGCTGGCGGTTGCGCGCACGCAGGCGCAGCACTTCCGCCAGTAGTTCCTGCGTTGCCACGCGGTCGGTGTCCGTCATGCCGTCACCGCCCTTGTGCCCGTTCCCTGCGCACCCGCCGCGACCTGCCCGCTCACCGCCTGGCGCAGCCGGTCGGCCACACCCGCGGGCGTGCCGTCACTTGTGGCGCGCATGGCCTTGTCCGCGTCCAGGGCGGCGCGCATCTGCTCAAGGCGCAATTCGTCCTCTGGGCTGGGCAGCACCAGCGGGCGGCTCTGGATCGACAGGTCAAGGTCGCCGCGGGCGTAGCTGTCAAGGTCAAAGCCGGCAAAGGCGGTCTGCTGGCTGCTCAGTTGGCTGCGCAGGCCCCACGCGCCCGACGCCGCACGCCAGCCGGCAATGGCAATGCACATCTGGAAAAGCTTGGTTGTCTGCTGGTCATACTGCGCCCGCGCCTCACCTACCAGCGCAGCCACGTCGCCAAACATGCGATCCGCGCCGGGGCCGGTGACGGTGGACATTTCGCGCAGCTTGGCGTACATGCCTAGCTCTGGATGGTCGCGCTCGATTTCGGCCAGCAGGCGGTCAATGTGCTCCAACGCCTCACCAGGGGGGAGCGTGACGGCTTCAATGTGTGCGCCGGCCTGAGCGGTGATGATCTTCAGCGTCTCGCGTTCCGGCTGCGGCTGCGGCATGACGCGGCCAGGGTAGACGCCGGACGGCGCTTTGCTCTGTTGCTCCAGGTTGCCGCCCATGCCGTCGCCGGAAAGCAGGATCGGCGCTTCCAGGACGCGGTGCGCCTGGTCAAGCGCGTGGGCGGCCAGTGCGTTCAGTTCGTCCACCTTGCCCAGGGCGCGCAGGGCCGGCTCGCCGTGCTGCCCGCCCGCCGCCGAGTGTTGCACCCAACAGGCGGGGACAAAGCCGTAGGGGTTGGCGGCGCGGCTGGTCACGGCGTCGTCTGCGTACTCGGTGATCGTCGCCTTCGTCACCTCGCGCTTAAAGCGGTAGGTGCGCTCGGTCGGTTTGCCCGCGGCGTCCAAGGTCGCGGCGTCGTATTCCAGCGTGTACGCGGTGACGTTGCCGGTCGGGTCTAGCTGGATGTCGGTGACGATGCCGGGCCAGATGACATCGGGGTAGACCTTGGCGCGCTCCAGGTCATCAACCACGGTCACGAGGCAATCGCCCGCGGCCGCGGCATAGCGCAGCATCAGGGCTTTTTTGGCCTGCCAGTTCGACCACTGGTAGACCTGCGCCACCGCGCCCAGGAGCGGAACGGGCGTGCGCTCGCCCCAGGGAATGGCCGCGGTCTTTTGCACCATCTGGGCGGGGTCGATGGCCCACTCACCTTGGTAGATGACGCCAGCGTAGAAGTCAACCAGGCGGCGCGTCGGGTTGTAGATAGGCCGGACGCCGCGATATAAGCCGTGCTGCTGCCGGTAGAGCAGCCACGCGCCCAGGTCGCCAAAGGCGCTGTTGTTGTAGTAGGCCCACAACAGTTGGTAGTGCGCCAGCCGGTCAGCCGCCGCGCCCGTACTGGCCGCCGCGCCAGGGTCGCCGTACACGCGCCGGAATGTCCCCCAAGCCGCCCTCGTTGCCATTGTCAGCCGCCCCCATGTGTCCATGCGTTATCCCAAGTTATCCCAAGTAGTCGAATTGTCGCGCCAAAGCATCATACGGCGCGCCGCCGCGCACCGCTCCGTACCAGGTGAGCGCCAGGGCCATAACGGTATCGTCGTGCATCCCGTCCGGCGCACTGTAGCGCAGCATCCCCGACGGTAGCCGTTCCATCTCGTAGGCTTCCAGTTCCGCAATCAGCGTCGGGTCGGGCAGGATGCGCAACTGTTCGCGCTCAAAGGCCAGCGCCAACGCGTCGATAGCAATCTGTTTGCTGGCGCTGGTGGTCGTAAATGGCACAATCGGCAGGCCCAGGCGCGTTAGCTGTTCAATCATGGGGACGCCGATGCTGTTGGATTCCGCCACGATAGCCGCGGGCTGGAACCGCTGCGCCAACGCTGCAATGCGCCCCGTCTGGATGTGGTAATCAATCTGGTTGAACCTGTCCATCGCTACGATTTCGTTGGTAAGGGTGTCGAGCACGGTCATTACAGTGAAGTCATTCTGCCGCCCGAAGTCCAGGCCGGCCAGGTAGACATGCCCGCGCAGGGCGCGCTCCTGTTCCTTAGCGGTCGCCGCCTTGCGCACCCCGCGAAAGACGCCGCCACCATCCTCGACAAACTGCGCGAGGATTTCCTGCAAGAACACGCGTTCGGACATGGTGGCGTAAAGGCGTTCAATTTCCACAAACGGAATCGCGCCGTTTTCCAGCGGGTGCACGGCGCGGACAAGCTGCCCGTCTGCTACGGCCACGCCCAGCGTAGGAACCTGCCAGGCGATGGCGTCGGGACGATCAGCGGCGGCCTGGTGCTCCACCCACCACCAGTTACGGCCTTTTGGCGTACCGATTGACCACAACCAACCGCCGGTATCAATCAGCATCGGGCGCAGCACTTCGTACCACGCCGCCGCTTTCACGTCGGCGGATTCATCCAGCACGATCCCGTCCGCGGTCAGGCCGCGGGCATTGTCGGGATTGTCGAGGCTGCGAAACAGGATGCGCCCGCCGCGTGGGAAGGCGACTTCCATGCGCGACAGGTTGAAGTCCGCCACGCCGCCCGCCGCCTTGTATGTTTCATCCATGCCGATCCGCACCTGGTTATAGGTCGGCGCGCCCCAAATGACCGTGCGACCCGCCGCCGCGCCCTCTACGCTGATGCTCATGGCGAGCGTCGTTTTTCGCCAGCGCCGGCCAGCGGCCAGCCAGTTGAAGCGCCGCGCCTGCCGCCGCACGGTCTGTTGCCCCGCGTGGGGGTAGGGAAGGCGCACAGACGGGGCCGCGCTCATTCGCTGTCACTCGTCGCGCTGCGCCAGTCGTTGACGTACTCGATACGCAGCGGCCCGCCGCCCTCGCCCGTCACTTCCAGCGCGTCACCATACCCGCGCCGCTTGCCCTTCTTGGTCAGATACCACTTGGCGTCTGACGTGTCGCCGTCCTTGATCGCCTTGAGTACCGTCGATTCGGCAAGGTCTAGCATGGCCTCGCACTCGGCGTCATAGGCGGCGCGCACGGTTGCGGCCTTGTCGATCCACCGCTGCACGGTGTACCAGTCACAGCCGACCTTGCGCGCAATGGCGCTGATAATGCCGCCTGTGCCGGGGATGGCGTCTATAAATTGCTGTGCGGTGTAGCCGTTACCCATTTATGTAAATTACTCAACTAGAACGGGTGTTTGGCCAGTATGGTCGGCCCAACGCTGCAACGCCACGGCGACATAGGCGGGTGAGATTTCGACGGCGCGGCACTTGCGGCCCAGATTCTCACAAGCAATCAGCGCCGTTCCACTGCCCGCATACGGATCGTATACATCCCCCTCCGTGCAGTTGGCAATCAGCAGTGACACCCAATTTAGCGGCTTGCTGTGGCTATGTTCAGACTCGGCGTGCAACTTGGTAATTGGTTCACTAAAAACGTCCGCCAAGTGTTTGCCGCGTGGGTCAGGCGTAAACGTGTATTCGCCGCGAGTATTCCAAACCGTGCGCGCCTCTCCCGCGTCGCCATAATGCCAACCATCAAAATTGTAACGTGCAATGTCGCCATACCAAGCGCATAGTTTCATGCGTCGCAATGGGCGGTTAGGTGTATACCAACTCGATACGCAATCCCAGGCAAACAACCACGCAGGCGCGCCGAACTGCCGCACAATGGCCCCTAGCGTGGAGCCATCACCAAATGCTAACGCTGAATCAAATCCAGTTGGCGCGGTCGCCTCTATATCCCACGGTGGGTCAAAAAACAATGTTGGGCACTTCTCCCCGCCCACCACCCGCGCCACCATCGCCGCGTCGGTGCAATCGCCGCATATCAGCCGATGCTCGCCCAGACCCCACAATTGGCTCGCCTGCACTCCCCACCGCTCGCGCAATTCCTCGGCGCGGTCTATCTGCGGCTCAGTGTCGCCGGTCGTTTCCTTCGTTTCGTCTATGCCCAACTCGAACGGCTCAAAGCCCCAGGCAAGCAGGTCATCGGCCTCGAACTGGTTGGCTAGGATGTCAAAATCCCACGTACCGCCGCGCTTGTTCGCTACCACGTTGGCGCGCTCACACTGGCGCGGCGTCCATCGCACTTGCCGGTAAGCGTACTTGCTGCCCTTCCACAGTACATACCCATGCGCCACCGTGCCCTGCGCATCCGATTCCGGCAGTATGTCGGTAAGCACCACGTCGCAGGCGTTCAGGTCAAACACGCGACTGCGCTGGTTGCCGCCGATAATTTCATCGCTGTTCAGGTCGTGGACAATGCCGCCCAGGTCGCCCAACTCTGCGAGGTCGATAGCAAGCGCCTCGTATTGCTTGGCGGTTATCTGCCGCGGGTTCTTGTGATACGGTCGCGCCACGATCCCCCCCTACTCCCCTTCCCCTGCCCGCGCCGCCAACGCTTGCACCATGTCGGCCAGGCGCTCAATAGCCGCCGCGTGCGCCCGTTCGCGTTCTTCCAGCGCCCCGATCTGGCGCGCGGCAACCGCCAGTTGCTCTTGCAGGCTGTCGCAGCGCAAGGCAAGCGCGGCCAGTTCGTCCTGTGCGCGCTGGTCGGCGGTGCGCAGGTCGCGCGGCATGGTGGCCCCCAGTTCCGCCACGGCGTCGCACCACGCTTCCGGCGCGTCGGGATCATAGCGGGCGTCATTCATGGCGCGCCGACCGACACGATCAGCAGGCGCAAAAAGAGGTCATGCACGGTTCACCGTCACCTTTCCCAACAGCGCCTCGCCCACCAGCAGCACGCCCAGGATCAGCAGCGCCCATTGCAGCGCCGCGCCCATGCCGTCGGGAATCGGCTTGTCGAACCACGCCAGGACGAACATTGCCAGCAGCGCACCGCCGCCGATGACGGCCACTGCAATCGCCGTCCAGAACATGATGTTCATGTACGCTGGATGCGTGGCCGCGTCCTCCAACACCTTGTCGCTGATGTAGCTGGGCGCGGGTGCGCCGGTTGCCTGTTCGTCCATCACCCTCCCCCTCCCCCTCACTGAAAGCAATGTCTTTATGTCATTGTATCACCGCTGGCAAGCCTGCGCGGGCAGGGTGTCAGCGACTTGTAAGCAAAAGCCGCCTGTGCTCCCTAACGGCAGGCGGCCTTTGCGAGTTATGCCGGCTGCCTGGGCCTTTGCAGGCGGCGGGCCGGTTGGCGAAACGGGGCGTTCGTAGCGCCCCGTTGTTGCTGTGGGTGTAGAGGGCGCTAGTAGCGGGTGTCCTCCTTAGCAATACTGTGGTTATCTGACTCGCCACAACTCAAGATCAGTAGTTATCCCTGGCAGGGCCGCGAGCATCCGCAAATCCTCCTCACGGATGACAATGCCGCCATAGTCATCCGCCAGGCGGGCGGCCAGGGTGGTATCGGGCCATGAGATGTTGAAATCGTCGGGCAGGCTTAACTCTTCAGATACCCACAGACGCCCGCGCCCTGCACGCCCCAGAAGCGAACGGTACTCGTTCCGAATGTATGTCGGCATTGCACTGGGTAGGAAATTTCCGAGTGCCTCACAGTCCGCCTGGGACAGCCACCATATCGCCAGTTCGCTGTCGCTCACGGCTGCACCTCGCCTACATCTACTGTCATGTCCTTGCTGCTCGGCGGCTCCGGCACGTCGATTTCAAGCACACTAGCATGGCGGCTGAACCAGGAATCTGGTACTCGCACGGTGAGCGGAATTGCGACTTCGTTTTCCGCCAGTGCGCCATAGGTTGGCGTGCGCTTGCGAACGGAAATGTTCCCTTCCCGATCAACGATCAGCCAGAATTTGAGTGTCACGGCTGCACCTCGCCAAGAAAATCCGCCTCAACTTCTGCCCTGGTTCGACCAGTTGCATCACACAATTCTCCGATAAGTTCGTACACCAAATCGCTTGCCGCAACTACCTTCGCCTCCGCGGCCTCGGCGCGGGCGGTGGCGGTGGCAAGGTCGGCGCGCAACTGGTCACGCTCTGCGCCTAAATCGTCGACCATCCGATTCAGGGCCAATTCGTCACTGTGCGCTTTGTCGAGCGCCCGCAACACCTGCCGGCGCTGTTCTTCATGCCTGGCACGCAGATTGTCGTAGCTCACGGTTGCACCTCCTGCGCTTCCAGCCATTCGGTAATTCCTTGGCAATCCGACATCCCTTCGTGCATGTCGTACTCGCCGGCCTCCACAGCAGCAAGTGCGTCAGACTGGTCGAAGTAGCGGCGGATCGCCTCCACCGGCACGGCGGCGAGCGCGGCCTCGGCTGCCTGGCGCTCGCGTTCGGAGGCAATTGCAACGGCCTCCAGCGCGGCGTAGTTTTCGCGCCACTCCTCACATTCGGTGCGCAGTGCGTCGCGCTCGCGCTCTGCTGCTTCGGCGCGGGCGGTGGCGGCGGCAAGGTCGGTGCGCAATTTCTTGATGATGAACGCATCATCAAGAAAGGCGCTGATGATATATCCCTCCGAGACGTTACAGGCAAAGTCTTTTCGCCAGTCATTAACGATCTTCTTGGCTTCGGTGTAGGTCAGCCCTTCGCTCACGGCTGCACCTCCGGCTGCTGCTGTGCCAGCCATAACGCAATAACAGCGCGGTCTGCCTGCTGCTCCGCGTCGGGGTAGCGGTGATGGTGGTCGGGTACGTCGCTGTAGCGCATGTAGCAGCGAATCGCATCCACCGGCACGGCGGCCAGCGCGGCCTCCGCCGTTTTGCGCTCGCGTTCGGAGGCAATAGCGACGGCTTCCAGCGCGGCGTAGTTTTCGCGCCACTCCTCACATTCGGCGCGCAGTGCGTCGCGCTCGCGCTCCGCTGCCTCGGCGCGGGCGGTGGCAGCAAGCATGGCGTTGCGCAGTTGAGGCGAAAACCAGTTCGCAAGTTCCTCCGCGGTGTAGTCTCCCAGGTTGATTGCCAGATGCACGCTGTCTGTCTGGATGCGCAGTTCTACGCCAGATGCTACGTGTCTGGCGTACAGTTTCAATCCTGTTGCGGGTTGCTCGATAAAGATCGACTTGTCTGACGATTCGATATATGTGTCGCTCACTGTTTTCCTCCAGTGCAAATAACGGTGATTAGCACTACTCGAAACAGCGCGCCCAGGCGAGGTCGGCGGCGGCGCGGCGCTGGTGCATGCGGCCACGCCAGACAAACCACAGGTAGGTAGTGTTGCTGGGGCGGTTGCTCTGCATCTCTACATGGCCGTAGTTTGTGCGGCGCACAGCCTCCCAGCCGTCGGCGTGCGCTTGGAAAACCACGGTTGCCGGGAGGTGGTTCCAGCTTATGTCGGTGATCTCGGCCTGGGTGTTGCGTCGTTTCATGGTTGCCTCACTGAAATGTCTCCACGATCCGCCGCATCAGGATCGCCATCGCCGGCGGCGTAACCGCGTTGCCGAGCTGGCGCACCTGCTCCCGCTTGTTGCCTAGCACCGTGTAGTCAGCCGGGAACGCCATCGCCGCCTGTATCTCGTGCGGCTGGAGCATCCGAAAACCGCAATCCTCGACGGCGGGCACTTCGCCAGGCTGCACGAGGTAGTGCCGCGGCTGCGTGCTCTGCGTGGGCACGGGTTCGTCAATCCCGCTGATCGCCGCCTGCTGGCCGCCAGGGCGCGTGTAGTAGCCGAGCAGGAAGGGCGGAATCGCCAGGGCGAGGCGGTCGACCGTTGTCACGGTGGGCAGCGGCCCGTCTGTGGTGCTGGCCGCGCCTGTGCTGTAATAGGGGACGATAAGCGCCTTGGTGTTCTGGGCTATCTGCGTGCGGTCAGGTCCGGTGACGCTCCACACCAGGTCTTGATGCCGGCCATAGCGCCCGTTGTGAACGGTGTCCATGAGGAACGGCGGCACGGTCATGCCGATGGTCTGCCGCGTGGTCTGCGTGCGCATGGGGTCAGTGAGCAGCGCGGCGCGGTCGCCGTCGCCAAAGGAGGTGTCCACGGCCATCGCTTGCCGCCCGAATTTCTCCAGGCCGGCCCGGATGCGCGCCAGCGTCTTCTCCTTGAGCGGCTGCGTCCGGTCGCCGATGCGCGGGCAGGGCAGCGACCAGTCAATAGCCGACGCTGCGCAGTAGTAGTAAGGCTCGACGGCACTAGCGCACATAGGGCACGAGTAGGCGTACTGCACACGGTATTTGCCGGCGCGCCGCCCCTGCTTCCACGCCTGCACGGCTTCTACGTCGCGCCCGCACTTCTCGCACCAGGCGGCGGGCCGGATGTCGAGGTCAGGCGCCTTGTTGCCCTTGCGCCAGAAGACGACGTACATCCTATCCCGCGACTGCGGCGTCGGGTGGGCAAACATGCTATTGAGGAAGACGGTCTTGTAGTCGTAGCCGAGTTGCCGCATAGCCAACAGCCACGCCGTCCAGTTGACCCATTGGCGGGCATCGACCACATTCTCGACCACGATGGCATTGTAGCGGTGCACCTCGGCGAAGCGGGGCACATCCCACATGGTGGCCCGGCTGCGTTCCTCGGCGGGGTCGGGGCCGTTGCCAAACAGGTCAGACTGTTGCGGCCTGCGCTTGCCCTTGGCCAGGCTGTGATTGGTGCATTCCGGCGATGCGATGAGGATGTCGGTTGCCGGATAGCGCCGCGGGTTGCAGGCGCTGATGTCGGTGCAGTCGTGGGCAGCGTTTGGGAAATTGCTGTTGTGGGTGTTGATCGCCAACTCCCAGTGATTCAGCGCCAGCCGCAACTCTGCGCCGGCAGCCGTAGCTCCGATGGACGAACCACCAGCGCCACAAAACTGATCGGTCACGGTCAAATAGGATTTGTGCACGCCACCACCCCCTCCAGCACTGCCGGCAGCCGGCCCACCCCCTCCAGCACTGCCGGCAGCCGGCCCACCCCCTCCAGCACTGCCGGCAGCCGGCCCACCCACGCCTCCGGGTGCTCGGCCCGCGCCGCCTGCTCTGCGCGGTAGTATTGCTCAGGCGCCAGCGCGTGGCGCACGATGTGGCCCAGCCGCACGGCTTCGCGGTCGGCGTGGCGCTGCTCTATCAGGCGCACGGCGTCCTCCAGTTCGGCGGCGGTCTGCGCAGCGGCTGCGAGCGCCCGCACGCCTGCCAGGCCAGGTTGTGCGGCGGCGGTGAGCTGCTGGCGCAGTTGGACGAATAGTTCGGCGGTGGTCATAGTCCCCTTCCTTCCTTCCTCATCTCCCCCGCCGCCTCGTGCCCCGCCGCGTACTCCCGCGCCTCGCGGCTGCCGGCGCGGTACGGGCAGAACCAGCAGCGGTCGTAGGTCGCATCCTCGAAGCCAGCCCGGTACGGGGCCACCGGCTGCGGGGCGAACATGCTGGCCGGCGCATCGTCGGGGATGGCGCGCAGGTGGGCGGTGGTGGTGGTGGTGGTCATGGTTTGCCTTCCGTCTTCCACCGCGCCACAGCCTGCTGCGCCGCTGCAATCGCATCCTCGCGCCGGGTGTGTAGGGGTGTGGCATGGAAGCCGTCACTTGCCTGCCAGCGGCCATCTGGTGCGCGTTGCAATACCCAGTGTTCCGGTAGCGGGTGTTCCGCATTGCCCAACCAGCCGCCGCACGCCGGCCACTTCTTGCGCCAGTCCGTGCCGGGGCCGCTGGTGTAGCGGCCAAAGAGCGTGCATTTGTAGTAGCTGCGCTTGTTGCCAGGACGCAGCGCACAGTGAACGCAGCCGCCGCACGTCTGGCCGGGAGTCAGGCCATAGTCACCGTGCATCGTCTTTAGCTGCTCCGGGCGCGGGTCGGTCGGCGCGGTGTGCGGGAACAGCGGTTCGGGCAGGTCAAAGAGCGTGATGGGTGTGGTCATGGTGTTAGTCCGCTTTCCGTTGCGCGTTCTGCCATTCGTAAAAGGGTATCGTCATCCCCATTGCGTGCATAAGTGCATCGATGCGCTTGTCGATGGTTCTGTGCCCTGCGCCAACTGGCGGCTGCAACGCGTCGGCCTTGTCACTGTATCCGTTCGCGGCGGCATACTCCGCCAGTTGCGCCCAATCGCTCCGCGCCTGCTGTGTGGCGTAGTAGTGCGTTGCTCTGACGAGTCCTCTCATCGTCCCCCTCTTGTCTCCGCCGCCTTGTCCATCGCGGCAAACATGGCGCGCACCTGGTCAGCGGTCACCGGCTTGGCCGGCGGTGCGATGTCTACCCATGCGCGCAGGTCGGCGATCTGGGCGTCGCTGAGGAACATGCCGCCCTCGTCAATCCCGTTGCTGGCGAAGACCATGAATGCATCTTCCTCCGCCTCAACAAGCCGCTCGCGCAATGCATCGGTATTGATCCACTCATCGAACTCGATTTCGGGATCGACCAAGGTCAGGAGGTAATCGCCGTCCTCTTTCCGCTCGACTTGCAGCGAGCGCCCGCACTCGCAGTTTTCACACTCGTAGGCCTTGGTTTCGTCGGCCATTGTCTGCCTTCCCTCAATCTCACAGCGGGCGGGGGTGTCTGCTGCCTGCAAGACCCCGGTATTGCCCCCGCCCGCCCATCGCCGCGCGCCTGCCGGTAGGCGCGGTTGGCTGCTCTACATCGGCCACATCGGCCACATCGCCACTGCCATCAGCAGCGACGCGGCCAGGATTGCCGCCTGGATTTGTCCGTCCGTTGCCGGCTTGCGCCGCGATTCTGTCCAGTGCATTCCTTCTTGTCCCTCTCCCCGGCCCTCACCGGGAGGATGCTCCCCCGCCGCCGGCCCCCACAGCGCAGGGGCGTGGCGGGCGGGGCTGCCCGCTTGACGCGGGCGGGGAAGCGTGGTTGTCGTTAGTCCGGATAAATCCCGTTCGCCAGTGCGCTGGCGGTGTAGGCGGCGCGTCCGGCGGTGCGTTCCACCTGGTGCACGGCGCTTTCCAGCGCGGCCAGGCGGTCGAGAATGCCAAGGGAACGCAGGGCCTCGGTTAGTTCGAGCGACGCTTCCTCGGTTCCCGCCCCCTGGCAGGAGGGGCACGGCGGGCCAGCATACGCGCCGCCCTGCCCGCTGCAATCCTCGCAGTCCTTGACCATCGTCACGTAAAACTCTGCCATAATTGCTCCTTGGGCCAGTTTTACGGCGTGGCCCAGGCCGGTTGGAATCAGAAGGGATTCAGTTCCTCTTCCTCTTCGTCGTGCGGCGCGGCGGTCGCAACGGCATCCACGTAATCGTCGCCGTCCAGGTTCATCGTGCGCACAAGCTCGGCATACTGGGCGCGGATCGCCATGACCTCGGCGGCTTCGGGGTCGGTGAGCGCCGCACCGCTCTTGATGACCAGCACGGAATAGTCCGTCCCCTTGTTGCTTTTCTCTTTCTGCAACTCCAACGACAACCAGAGCGAGAAATAGGCCCGCCCCCGCTGCCACAGGCCGGACGCGAAGGCGTCCCACACCTTGACCGACGTGGCCGGCAGCGACAACACGGCGGGCATGGCCCACCCGCGCACGATCACCAGCAGCGCCCGCTTTTCCTTGCAAGACTGGCCGCGGGAGCCGTCCCCTGCCGTACCCCACTCGGACAGCGGGCAGGACGCACACTGCCAGGGGCCGGCGATGCGCGTCGGGTCAAGCACCGACAGCGCCGGATGGCGGATGGGATACGTCAGGGCGGATTGCACCAGGGCGGATTCGCCGTCAAAAAGGCCCACCAGACCATCCGGCGAGGCGCACAGCGGCGGCTGACCGGACACAGGGTCTTTGGACGGGTAGAAAGCGCGCTTGCGCTGAGCGACGGCAATGATCACATCCATCGGAGATTTGATCATGTCGCCGTCCGACAGCATAAAGGCGCTGGTGCTGCCGCCCGCTGGCAGCTTGATGCGCAGGGGCTTGAAGTCAAAGCCGGCCAGCCCTTCGTTGTCCATTTCGGACAACATGGCGGCCTGCGTTTCGGTCAGTTGCCCCGTGGGGCGAAGAATCAGAGAAGTGCTCATGTGTTTCCTCTGCGCGTGGTTGAGTATGCGCGCCCCACGATGGAATGACTAGACCTGATTTACCTGGTCAGCGGAATCTCAACTACGCCATCCATAGCACATCCCCGTCTTCTTCGTACTGAATCTTCTTCTCGACAAAAAGCGCCATGTTGCGCTGCCGCTCGACTTTCTCGCGCAAGCTGAACACCTCCCCGCGGCGCAGCACCCACATCGGAATCGAGCCGCCCTCGTCCCACAGGTCAAGGGCTTCGCAGGCGGCCCCGCCGATCTCGGCGCTGTCCACCCCGTCCAGGCCGTGGCGGTAGTCAGCCAGGTGCGCAGCCATCCAGCCGTACACCTGGGCCGTGGTCACGACCGGCTGCCCGTGGCGGATGCGCCAGATTGTCCACTGCCGGCGCTCCAGCCGGTCAATGGCATGGCTGCGCGCCCTGCGCAGCCGCCACTCCCGATTGTGGTCAGCGGCGGCGGGGATTGACCGGTACAGCCGCCGCTCCAACACTTCGGCCTCGCGCGCCAGTGCGTACCAGCGCAGGAGTTGATTCAGATACTCGTTGACCGCCGTCATGCCTTCCATCCTCCCCTTCCTTTCCCAGCCATCCGGCTATCTGCCCATCCGTCCAACCAGGGGCGGGTGAAAGCCCCATTTCCCAGGACACCCGCCCCTGCTCCATCTGCGCCGCAATCACGTTGAGCGGCGTCATACCGGCCTACCGCACCGCCGCCCGCAGCATGGCGGCGGTCAACTCAGCGGCGGCTTCGGTGGCGCGGAAACGCTTTTCCATCTGGCTTAGCGCCGACTTGGTGTCCTCGTGGTTGTAAGCCGCGGCATTGCTCGCCGCCCACAGGCGGGCAAGCTGACCGTCGCGGCGCGCCTTGACCAGCGCGGCGTCCACTTCCGCTTTGCGTTTTTCGGCGTTGCTGCCGGTAGCCGCGGCCGTCGCTTCAACGGCGAACTCGGTTTCGGCCTCGTCATACATCTGGCGTACCTCCTTGGCGACGCGCCGCGCCTGCGCTTCGTTGGCAATCGCCAACTCCAACTGCTGACAGGCGTCGCCAAGGGCGTTGCGGATTTCGGCGGCGGCGGCGATCTGCGTAGCAAAAGGATTCAGAATGTCGTTCATGGTGTGCTCCTTAGTCAGTCTCAAAAATTTGGGAAGATGGGGGCGGTGAGTGCCGCCCCCTGTTGGTCAGTCCTCGTAGCCATCCCACTGCTCACCGGCCATGTCGCGGTCGGCGGCGGCGGTGCTGATGTCAATGCCGCAACGCTGCGGCATAGGCCAGCACCATTTGGGCCATCTTGATTGCGTCATCCAGGTCAAGCGACGTTTGCAAAGTCGCCTGATACTTGACGTAGAGGCGGTCGCCTTTGCCGATGCCGGCCACTAAGCCAGGGTCGGCAAGCTTGACAACCGGACGGGCGGGTGATACTGTTGGTGTAGGCATGAAATTGTCCTTTCGTTGCCTCTGGCCTCTGACCGTTCCTGCGGTGCAGAGGCTACTTTTTGTTAGCGCAGGGTAACTTTCGTTACCCATAGATATTGTATCACACCATGTATACAATGTCAACAATGAATTTTAGCTATGAGTAATATTAGTTAGCAAAAGGCGTTTAGGGGTGGGAGAGTAGTCCGTCCACGAAGTCGCGGAGTTCGCCTTCCAGGATGAACCACTCGCCATAGAAGTGTTGAGCCTTGAAGCGGATGTGCAGCTTGTGTTCGTCCTGAATCGGGCCGGGGAGAACAAACAGCAGCTTCATAGGGTAGGGACAACCGGCACGGATCATCTCCATACGTGTCGCCACATCTTTGGCGTAGCCGATCTTGACGAGGTTGGCTCCCTCTGCGGAGATGAAATAAATTCCCCGACTCCCCTGCGTTACCCGCCAGGGCGCTTTCTGGTAAGGCTCAGCTATCGCAGCGTGCCAGCGCAGCGTTGTCACCGGAAAGCCAAGCTCGTGCAGAAAGCCCTTGATGTAATCGGAGTTGCGGGGCCGTCCAACTCGCTTCATTACACTGCCGGCCTGATACTGGATATAGAACAGGTCAGAGGTGAACGGCGCTCGCTTGCCGCTCTTATACTGGCGATTTATAGTGCGGGTAGTGGGGTACAGCCAGACCGTAAAATCATCCGCCGTGCCAGTGTACAAAAATGCCGTCATCATGCACCTCCATTAGCTTTAGGTAATACAAATTATCTATAGGTAATTATAGCATACAATGTATACAATGCAATTGGAGAAATAGTGAGGTAGCCATGCTTGAATTAATTTTGCGGGTGGCCGTCGCTGTGCTGCTGGCGGTGGGAAGCGGGGGCGCGCCGGTTGCGCCGGTTGTGCAGGATGCGCCCGACGTTGACGCCTACACCGCGGCCATCGGGCCGGGGCTGGCGCAGCTAGGCGACGGGGCAGGGGTGATGATCGAGACGATGGCCGCGCCCGCCGTCGCCAGCGAAGAGTGGCAGTCGCGCGCGACCGCAAGCTTCGATGCCGTTCGCGCCGGCCATGCTTCGCTTATGGCCGTGGAGCCGGAAGCTGCCCTTGCGGAGCTTCACGCCACGCTGACTGCCGCTACGCAGCATTGTGCAGACGGGGCCGACGCCGCGCAGTTGGCGATTGATGAGGGCAATGTGCTGGCGTTGTACGCCGCCGCTCAGTTGGTGCAGGCGTGCGCCGACGGGCTTACTGAATGGACGGGGATGCTGGACGCGATGAGGAAGTAAAAGGAAGGGGCGGCTTGGTGGGCCGCCCCTCAACTTTAGAATATACGTTCAGCATAGCAAACCTTCATTTGCTGTTTAGAACGTACATTAGAGCCAATCGATCGCATAAATTTTATTCCTCTCTACGTAGAGCCTGACATGCGCCCTTAGCCAGGCGTTGGAAGCCGTCTCGTCCGTGTCGTCCAGCTTGGCCGTTCCCAGCGCCGCCGCTTCCTCTAGCCGTTGCCGGCGGCTGCCCTGCTCGGCCTCATGCGCAAACTGGCGGGTCGTCTGCTCCAGTTCCCTGCGCACCGCCGCTATGTCGTCGTTGATTTGTCCTACTTGCACCTCGTAGCGTTCCAGCGTCATGCGCCCGCGCACGTAGGCTGCGTCGGCGCGGGCGAGCGCCGCGTCCAGGTCGGCCAGTTGCCCTTCTAGACGGGATTGCCGCCCGCGCAGGGCGCCTAGCGGGTCGGCGGCAACAGCTAGCAGGCTGCCCAGGTCGGCGTCTTGCAGCGCCGCCATTTTGGAGCGCAGCCAGGCCAGCACAAACCAGTAATCTATGTTGGCGTGGCCGGGGCACAGCAGGCGCATCTGTGGCCGGTAATGGGGCTTGCGCGGCTTGTGGTTTTGCACGATCAGGCGCTTGCCGCAAACCTTGCAGCATACGACGCCGGTCAGCCGGTAGGGAGTTCCCACGCGCCGCCGATTCTCATTGCGATACTGCCGCTCGGCTTCGATGCGGGCCAGCGTATCGTCATCTATGATGGGTTGCCAGTTGCCGCGCGCCTGGACATAGGGCCGCCCCGACCGGCTGCGCTTGTTGATCTCAGTGTAACCGGCGTAGCGGCGCGCCCCGTCGATCACGTTGCGCACGCTGACCTGGAGCCACTTGCCGCCCAACGGCGCGGGAATCCCCTCAGCGTTGAGGCGGGCGGCAATCAGGCGCGCTCCCTTCCCATTCAGATACATGGCAAAAACACGCCGCACGACGGCGGCCGCGGGTTCGTCGATTACGATTTGCTTCTCGCCGGCAGTATCGTACTGCGCCAAATAGCCATAAACGACCTTGTTTGCCATGCGCCCGCTACGAATGCGCCCAATCATGCCCTTGCGGTGGCGCTCCTTGAGCTTGCTGATCTCATTCTCGGCGTCTACGCTTTTAATTGCCCCGATCAGCATGTCGCTGTGCGTCTGGTGCGCGGCTTCCTCCAGCGACGCGGGCGGCGACTCCACCTCGTACACGGCGATCCCGCTCTTGCGACAAAGCGCCACGACCGCCATGCTCAACACCGCCTGCCGGCCTAGCCGCGAGCGGTCGAGGTAGATGAGCACGTCAAACGCCTTGGCCTGTATCAACTCGTGCAGGCGCGCATAGGCGGTCATCCTGCGCGCTGCATCCTCAAACAGCACGATATCGCGCGACTCGCCAGGGACGACCAGCTCCTCGACCACCATGCCGCCGTGCCGTTGCACGTGCTCACGGTTGGCGGCCAGTTGATCCTCTAGGCTGATTTTCTTGGCCTGCGGCAGGCTGGACACCGCCGCCCAGGAGACAAAGCGTTTGGGGGTCATAGGATTTCCCATGTCCCGTCGGGTTGTTCCCACATCCAGATTCGTTCTTTGCGTTTCAAGCGGTAAATGAGGCGATGCAGGTTAGCGATGAAGGGAGAAGATCGCTGCCAAAACACACTTCACCTTCTTCTTTTATCCGGTGCTGTCCGGTCGTCTCCAACAACAATAGGCGGTTTGGGCGCTGGCGCGGCGATCAGGCGGCGCACCACGGCGGCCAGAAATTGCTGATCTTCTCGGCTGCGCCCGCTGATCAACTCAAACAGCTCCTGCAACAGGGCGCGCTCTTCTTCGCTTGCGGCGTTGACGGCCACACGGTGGGCGCTCTCTTGCGACGGCGCTGGGTTGTCGCTGAGGCCCACCAGATAGTCCGTGCTTGTGCCGAGCACCTCCGCCATTGCCGCCAGCGCCGGCACGGAAGGCAGCTTCATGCCGCCGCCGCTCTCGATATTGCTGATGTGGCTGTGCGCTTTGATGCGGGGCCTGAAGCGAGTTAGGTTCATGCGCCGGATGAGTTCGGCCCCTGCCAGTCCTCTAGCCGTGCGCCGCTCGGCGATGCGCTCGCCAATTGCGGCCAACGGGTTGCGAATTGCGACGTTCACTCAATGATTCTCGGCGGCTTTTGGTCGGGCGGCGAAAGCAACAGGCGCACCGAGCGCAGGATGCTCTCGCGGCGCTCAGGACTAATATCCTGCATCACTTCGACCCACTCCTCCAGCAAGGCGCGGTCAGAACGATCCTGCACGTCAATGATTAGTTGGGAGTCAGTAGCAGCGTTTGGCGTCGGGTCGTTCGTGACCATCAGCAGGTAGTCGGTTGTCGTGCCCAGCACTTTCGCCAAACCAACCAGCAACTCAAGCGGCGGCTGCTTGCGGTTGGATTCCACCTGGCTAATGAATGACGGCCCCACATCCACGCCCTGTTTCTTGAGCGCGGCTACGAGTTCCTTCTGATTGATGTCACGGCTCGTCCGTAACGCCTTGATCCTCTTTCCAGTGCTGCCAAACAAGTCCAGTGCCATGATCCCAATTTTAGCGGGAAGTTGAGCGGGGGACAGCGCAAGGTTACAAGTGTGATCTTGGGATAATAAAATGGTTGACAATGTATACACCAAGTGGTATTGTATTACCAATAGCTAATTTTCATTAGCTCAAGATTACACAGGAGGCACGATGAACGGAGACGCCGTGATTGTGAAGGATGACCGCAAAATGATTCCCGTAAGCCCAGACACCCACCGCCGCGTCATGGCCTACGCCGGACGCTTGGCGGCTGAGTGGGGGGCGCGCACCTCGATGGAGACGGCAATCAATTTTGCGCTAGACATTGTTGACGGAGATCGCCCCGCCGTAGCAGATGAAATGGACACCCAACCGGAGGCCGCCAATGCCTAGCGCCACGACCCCAGCCGCCCTGCTGGACGCCGGCGCAATATCGCCCGCCGACGCCGCCTGGCTCCAGGAACGCGGCGCTGTTGACGTACGCGTGGGTGCAGACGGCGTGATTGAGTTCTCAGCGCGCCCCATCCGCGACGCCCTGACCGACGCCGCGCGCGACCTGCTGCGCGGGACGGTCGCACCGTATCTGCAATCTGTAGCTGTAACGGAATAGAGGTGCGCCGCAGGGGGCGAGCCTGCGGCGCGGGGCGGGTGTGGGCCGCGGTAGCCGGTGAGGCTGGCCGGCGGCTGTCACATCTCCAGTGTAGCACGCTTTTTTCGTCAGCGGTTCACCCAATATAAGGAAACTTACGAAATGAACCCTCTCGCGCCTGTATTGGCGACATTTTTGCCCGCTGCCGTCATTGCCGCAGAGCACTATGCGCCGTGGCAGCAGTGGTTAGGCCGCAAACTCCCGCGGCTGGCGGCCTACACCCTCGGCACGCTGGCGATCCTGGTTCCTGGCACGTTGGCGGCGCAGCCGCGCAAGCACCGGCAGGTCGTCGCCATGTTCTGGACGGCGGCTGCCGCTGCCGGCGCGACCACACTTGCCGTGTGGGGAATCGATTGGCTCAATGAGCGCGCCGCCCGCGCCGGCGACGAACGGGACAGACTGCTGCATGGTCGCTAGAACGCCCAACCACGTGATCGCCGCCGCCGAGGACAGCACCGCCATTCTGCTGAACGGGCAGGATTCATTGCGCGAGTTGTGGCTGTTCCTGCGCAGCCAGGAACGGCGCGGCAAATTCGACCCCGACGACGCAGCCGCGGCGCAATCCGACCTGGCGCGCGTGCGGCGGGCTATCGAGGAGGGTCTGCGGCTCGCGCACGCCTTGCGCGCCAACCCACTGGGCGAAAGGGGCGGCGGCGATGGCGGATGATTTTATGGCGTTTGGCGACGCCGATTTGGACGAACTGATAGCGGGGAATGTCGTCACGGCGGCGACGCAGGCGGCGGAGGAGGAGCGTAGCAAGCTCACCGGCCAGTGGATTCCGCTGACCTTGGCTGACGCCTACGCCGATGATTCGCCCATTGAATTTTTGATTGACGGGTTGCTGCCCATCCCTTCGCTGTCTATCGTCTACGGCGGGCCGGGCAGTCTCAAGTCCATGCTGCTGGCCGATCTTGCCGTGTGCGTGGCCGCCGGCAAGACATGGTTGGAGGCGCTGCCGGGAGATGCGCTGGGCGGCGTCTCATTCGCCGTCAAACAAGCGCCGGTGCTCTGGCTGGATTTCGACAACGGCAAGAAGCGCACCAACCGACGCATGGCGGCTTTGGGGCGCGGGCATGAACTGGCCGGCGACGCGTCGCTGCATTACATCTCAATGGCGAAGCCGTGGCTGAACGCCAGCGACAATGCAATGGTCGAGGAGGTCGCCAAGTACCTCAAGGCGGGCGGCTACAAGCTGCTGATCGTGGACAATCTCGGCCTCGTCAACGGCGGCATCGAGGAAAACAGCAGCGAAATGGCGCAGGTCATGGGCCTGCTGCGCTGGCTGTCCGAGGACGCCGAGTGCGCCGTGATCGTCATTCATCATCAGCGCAAGGGGGCGGCGGGCATTACCGATCCCAACCAGCGCAAGGGCGACACGCTGCGCGGCCATTCGACCATTGAGGCGTCGCTCGACATGGCGCTGCTGATTGAGCGACATGGCCGCGAGGATGCCATTCTCGCCATTCCGACCAAGACCCGCGATTTTCACCGTTTTGACTTTTTCGGCGCGCTCTGGACGTTCGAGCACTTCCCCGATGACGACCGCATGAAAACGGGCCGCTTCTGGGCGCGGTCGGTGGCGACGGGCGAGGAAGCCGTCAACATGGCGATCAAGGCGCAGATCAAACTTGAACTGCGCGGGCGCGACTGGACGGGACAAAAGGCGCTTGTTGATTTCGTACGCGATTCAATGGCCGCCAAGCCGGGGGGCAAAGCGCCAGGGATTAACAAAGTGCGCGGGCTGATACGCGAGATGGTGGAGGAAGGCGAAATTATCCAGCGCAGCGTAAGTAAGACGCTGGAATACAGGCTGCTCTAGCCATCGTTACGCATCGTTACGGGGCCATCGTTACGGGCGTAACGATGGCAAAAAAGGGCGAAATTATCGTTACGGGCAGGGTCAAAAATCGTTACGGCCGTAA